ATGCTAGGAATAGTCAAATAACGTTGAACATCAACGCAATCTAATATAATCTGGAGATCTATGCTACAAAAGATAGGATTTGCACCTGGAATTAATAAACAAATCACAGCCACGACTGCTGAGGGTCAGTGGATAGATTGTGATAATGTTCGTTTCAGATATCAAACACCTGAAAAGATAGGTGGTTGGAAACAACTAGGCGCTGACAATATTACAGGTGCCGCAAGAGCCCTACATCAATTTACAAATAGTGAGGGTAGAAAATATTCTATTATAGGATCAAACAGAATTTTATATGCTTTTTCAGGTGGTGTGTTTTATGACATACACCCCATTAAATCTACAAACACTTTATCAAACGCATTTACTACAACTAATGGATCTGCTTCAGTTACAATAAATTTTTCTGGTGACCATAATATAACAGCAGGAGATATTGTTTTATTAGATAATTTTTCATCTATCACAGATTCTAACTTTGGTGCATCTGATTTTGATGACATAAGATTTATGGTGACCACAGTGCCGTCTTCAAATAAAATTACAATTACTATGCCATCAGCAGAGTCAGGATCTGGTGCTACTGAATCTGGCGGTATAAGAGTGCAACATTATTTTTCTGTGGGTCCCGATGTTCAATCACAGGGTTTTGGTTGGTCTCTTGGATCTTGGGGCGGACAAGAAGTAGGAGCTTTTACTACAGTTTTATCTGCAGATATAAATAGTTCTACAACAAGCATTACATTAAATGATGCATCACAGTTTCCGTCATCAGGTACAAACTTTATACAAATAGGAACAGAGGAGATATCTTACACAGGTATATCTACAAACACATTAACAGGTGTAACAAGAGGTGTAAGAAACACTACAGCTGCATCACACACTGCAGGAGCCACAGTTACAAATACTTCAAGCTTTATAGCTTGGGGTGAAGCAGCATCAGGAGATTTAATTGTTGATCCTGGTATGTGGTCCATTGATAACTTTGGTGACAAAGCTATTTGTTTAATCGTGGACGGTGAGTGTTTTGAATGGAACTCTGCAGCAACAGATGCAACATCATCTAGAGCAACTATTATTACTAACGCTCCAACTGCATCAAGACACATGCTTGTATCTACACCGGACAGACACTTAGTATTCTTTGGTACAGAAACAACTATAGGCACTAAGTCTTCACAAGATGATATGTTTATTAGATTCTCTGCTGTTGAGGATATTAACACTTACACACCTACAGCGAC